GGGGGGTCTTATCTCGCAGTTAAAAACCCCAGTTCTAGCAGCTCGTGTGGCTGTGGTGAATCATTTGGAATGTGATGTGGCAAAAATTAAAACCTCAGTATGATATAGATCAGCTCAAATGGGAATATGAAAATCTCACTGAGCTTCTTGAATGGTACTACTCTGCTGGAGATCACAGTCAACAGCTGTGCTTACAGTCCATAAAGGGTGATTCTGATCCATATAAGAACGGCTGCGGTAGTATGAAGCGTTTCCCTGACCGTCAAGAGGATGATTACATAGTAATCAATGATAAAATAAAAGGCACTATATTTGCAAATATAATTTCCACATGGGTTCGATCTAGGTTCATGACAATGGGAACAAACAGCACATATAGCGTACACAGCGATAAAGCTCCACGTTTTCACCTCGCAATAGATACTCACGAATATGCATATTTTTTCTGGCCTGAATCCGAAAAGATATTTCATATCCCTGCTGACGGCCATGTATATTGGATAGATACTAGAATACCCCACACTTTTATTAATTGTGGCCAGCCACGCACACACCTTGTCGGCGTGGAATCGCCACTATATGAGGATATATAATGAGAGAAGATATAAGGGAATGTTACACCTACGTAACAAACAATGAAGACGAAACCCAATATATTGGTCTAACACCCAAAGCTGAGAGATGGCAAGGGGTGATATACAAATACGGTAAGGTTGCTATACCTAATGAAATAAATTCAGAAAGCGACTTGAATTTACGATTCGATTATGATATAGTTGATAATAATTCGTTGCCTCCAGAATGGTTAGAATCAGAAGAATTTACTAATTTGATAGGCGATGTGCTTGTTGATATTATGGATCAGCAGCTAGAACAGGGGGAATTACAATTTAATGAACCAAACGATTGAAAGAACAACGCTCGGCCAACTGGTAACGAATGAGGATTATGCACGAAAGGTGCTGCCTCATATAAAGGCTGACTATTTTGCTGACAAGACAGAAAGAACGGTTTTTGAAGAGATTCAGAAATTCGTTGAGCGATATAATGCTCTGCCCACCAAACAAACTCTAGAAATAGAGATAGACACACGGCGGGATTTGAATGAGGATGACGTTAAGCGTGTGGTAACAACTCTCAAAGAGCTGGACGTTGATAATAATGCTAACCTAGAGTGGTTACTGGAAACGACAGAAAAATTCTGTAAGGACAAGGCGGTATATAATGCCATCGTTGAAGGAATATCAATCATTGATGGCAAAGATAAGAACAGGTCAGCAGATGCACTTCCAAGCATTCTCTCAGATGCCCTTGCTGTTGGTTTTGATAATCGGGTTGGTCATGACTACCTTGCCGACAGTATGGAGCGCTTTGACTACTACCACACAGTAGAAGAGAAGATTCCGTTTGATTTAGAGTTTTTTAATAGAATAACCAAGGGTGGGCTGCCGCCCAAGACGCTGAACATAGCTCTCGCTGGTACTGGCGTGGGCAAGAGTTTGTTCATGTGTCATGTGGCAGCGAATTGCCTGAGCCAGGGTAGGAACGTACTTTATATCACATTGGAGATGGCAGAAGAGCGTATTGCCGAGAGAATAGACGCCAATATGATGAACATCACCATAGATGACCTTCACGATCTACCTAAATCTATGTACGACAACAAAATAGATAAGATAAAAGCCAAAACAGAAGGGACTTTGATTGTCAAGGAATATCCGACAGCTGCAGCCCACACTAACCATTTTAGAGGGTTAATTAAGGAGCTCGCTGTCAAGAAGTCATTCAAACCAGATATTATATTTGTGGATTATCTGAATATATGTGCTTCGTCTCGCTTAAAAGGAGCATCTAATGTCAACAGTTATACATACATCAAGTCGATTGCTGAGGAACTTAGGGGATTGGCAGTTGAAACAAACGTCCCGATTATGTCTGCTACACAAACTACACGCTCAGGCTTCACCTCAACGGATGTGGGTTTGGAAGATACTTCTGAGTCTTTCGGTTTGCCAGCTACGGCTGACCTCATGTTTGCACTCGTTAGCACAGAAGAACTTGACGCACTTAACCAAATCGCAGTCAAACAGCTGAAGAACAGGTATAATGACCCTACCATCAACAAGCGCTTTGTGCTGGGCATAGATCGTGCAAGGATGAAGTTATTTGATGTAAAGCTGGAAGAGCAGAAAAATTTACAGGACGCAAATCAGGAAAGCGACATAGAAGAGCCGTTTGCTGAGCCAGTATTCGATAAAACAGATTTCGGTGGGTTTAAGATGTGATGAACGAAACTGTATTAGCTCTTATGCTGTGGATTTCAGCAGCAACAGGCTGGGCAGTACCAGAGCCACCCAATATCAAATATACAGATAGCGGCCAGGAATTGTTCATGCTCTCTAATGAATGTGATACGAAGCCAAGCCAGCCCATATGCCAGACGTACAATCCAGAGATGAGCGACATATTAGGGCTATATAATAACGAGACAAAAACCATCATCTTGAATAAGGATTTTTGGTGGGCCTCCACAAGAGATCAGTCCATACTGCTACACGAGCTGGTACACCATATGCAGTACAGCAGAAATTATAAATTTTACAGAGGTCTATGCAAGGGGCTGATAGAAAGAGAGGCCTATGATCTACAGGAAAAATGGCTCAAAAAAAGAGGTAAGACACTACTTGAAACCATAGACCTCGGCCCTCTTATGAGACATGTCCTGACACAGTGCGAATTTGGCTTTGGCGGATAGATGAAAAATAAAGAGATACGAAAATTAGTAGAGGATATGGAGAACTTTTTTGGGGTAGAAATGCCGTCAGTGGTCAACTACCCAGAGTCATTCAAGTATTATATAGTAATATATAAACATTTTACGGGGGCATAGCTCAGTTGGGAGAGCGGGTGCTTTGCAAGCATCAGGTCGTGGGTTCGATTCCCTCTGCCTCCACCATTTTTACTTGATTTCCTTGACATGTTTTTCTTTGAATATGCATATGCCTGTGGCCACATCATCACTCACACAGCCGTCATATCCTTTATCCATTAACATCATAGTCAGCATGCCTGCAAACATGGGATCATCACTGTAATCCCTTACGCCCAGGCCCATCTCTTTTTTTATGTCTGCAAAATCCTTGTCCGTCTCGGCATCACAGATTTTTAATCCTCGTTTAATTTTATACTGCTTGACTGTGCCCTTGCCTGTTCTATTGGCAAAGGCCTTAGCCATACCCTCAGACCAGCTTAGATAAACGCCTTTACCTAACGCACCCATACCTGTACCACGGCCGCCTTGGCCAGTACCTCTAAAGAAAATACCCTTGTGTTTTTTCCAGAGATAATCATACATGGAGGCTTCTACGAGTTGATGTTGTTTGAAAGTTTTCATTAGCTTCTCTTTTCCAAATAATTATCTAATAATCCTTCAATATTTTTCTTACCAACTGGATTTGCTGAGTGAACATCATAAGTAAAATTCTTGGGAATCCAGCGGCCCTTTTTATCCAAATCCCTTTCTACCATATCTTTTGTAATATCAAATCCTGTTTTAGAGTTTGCGCCTAAATCATGATCAAAAGAAATGTATGAGGGGCAGCCATTTTTGTCAAAGATTTTCATAGTCTCCTTGTAATCTCTGGCTATATAATCGAACTTTATCTTAGCAGGCTCTCGTTCATCATCAACGAACAGCTTATATTTTCTTGCCTCTGTTATGAATGAACTAAAGCGTTTCATTTGTCCCAAGCCTTTATAGCCGTGAAATTGTTGTAAGAGAATTCCATGCGATCCACCAGCTTGACAGCGTTGCCCTCAACACGGTCTATCGCTACATAACCCTCTGGGTTGGTCGCTTTGAACCCCTTAGCCGTCCGTATAAACGTGCCTATGGACTTTACTTTGTTCAACTTGGATACAATCATCATTTTAGCTTCTACAAGAAAGTTCTGAAATTCGATTACGTAGGCCAGATTATTGGTGTGTTTTTTCGCCTCTCGCATGAAGTCTTTTTGAAGATTCTCGTATTTTTTCTTACCAGCTGGGCTCTTTACCTTGTCAATCTGTTTACCAATCGAGTCTTGCACCCATGTCACATATCCTTGGGCATGGCTTCGTGGATTTTTGATACGCTCTCCAGCCCTCACCTTGGAATTATTATATGTCTTGAGAGAAGCCCCAGCAAGAGAGCCAGTCATGGAATTTTGCATAGCGAGGAAGGTACGTAGGCCAGGGCCGTTAATTCTTCCAAATGTTTTCCCAACTTTTGAGAGAATATCCGTAATAGCTTCAGTTTCCCCAGCTGTGAAGGTAGAAGTGCCAGTTGTGTCCTTATACGTAGCATCATCCATCCACACAGAAGAAGGCCTTTTCAGCCCACTTATATTCACCCCGAAACTCGCTTTCATGGACGCAAGATCGGAACCAGAATAAGTCGTATGCCATACTATGCCCAGCTTCGCCGCTTTTATTTTAGCACCAAATTTGCTGTCCACAGGAACAGCATATACAATAGTATTAGGTTGAAAAGTATAATGGGCCAGTCCATCAATCTTGGTCGTGGCCACATCATCTGTAAACATAAGATCGCCTTGGAGCACCCCGTCAATACCCAATTTACCCAGCTCTGCCAGAGCCACCTTAAATTTACCCACAAGAGCTCCAGATAGGTCATCATCAATCTCCTTATTACTCTTATAAAGCTTTGGATTGACATTAAATACAGACTTTTTCGCTACGAAGAACTTGCCGTCAGATGGGTCTATGCCAGCAAAGATTGCTGGAGCTCCGTCCCATTTCACAGTCATATTCACAGAAGAACGAGAAGCGCCAGCCAACATATCACGCAGGCTCCTCAGAAAATTTAACGCCGCTCGGCCACCATCCACACCATAGTTGAGTATTTCATCCTCTAGGTGCTCTAGGTGTAGGTTCTTTCCGCCCTTATCCTCAGAGAGCATAGTAGTAAATGACATCATTTCCATACCTTTCATTGTGTATTTATATCATAAGGCAGGGGGGTTGTCAAGCGGAAAAATAGAGGGGGCTAGATAAAAAGGTACGAATAAACATGAGTCTTTGGTGATATGAATTCGCAGGGCCTCGGCTCAGAGCTGCCGCCCCCGGCCGCTTTTATGCAAAAAAGCTCAGAAAGTCCCTTGACTCTAGAGCAGAAAAGTGATATATAGGCTATGCTGGGCTGCTTAAAGTAGCTTAGAGCTACGATCCCGCCCACATATGCAGAGGCCCCTCAAGACCGCCCCCAAGGGCCTCTGCCATTTTTCGCTTGACATTGCCTCTAAGATGTGGTAGTATAAGGCATGATGACGAATTAGAGTTAACCCCATAGACACCGCACGCTACCCAGCTGATTGGGTTCTCGGCATAATCCGTTGGCGTGCTAGGGGGTCGGATGTAAAATAGATCAGCGGCAGGGTTGCTCCCCTATTGGTGCAGAGCTTAATTCCCCTGTCATGAACCGCAAAAGGCCTTCGGGCCTTTTTTTTAGCTTAATTGCGATTAATTGCCAGAAAGTGCTTGACATTGCTCTCAGGCTGTGGTACAGTAGCAGCAGAATAGGGGATGAACCCATTAAGGTTGGAATGGGCCTCAGCGAAGTTCTGCAGCAGCAGTGAGGCGTTAAGTGTTGGGTTCTCCCCTGTCCTTCTGCATCCGCATGAGCCGGCTCAGCTTATGGGGGGGTTAAAACTGAGCCGCTCTGGGTAATCTATAAATGCAATAAGTATCCAGATAAATAATGGCCTCAACAGGAGGTGGACTATGAGTGAAATCCTTGATAGCGTATCCCTAGTTAAGTTATCGATCTTTGAGCAAGAGCTCACTGATCCCTTTATATCCCAACAGTACAGGGAATGTCTTACAGAAAGGATTGAGCAGCTCAAACACCCCCCACCCCCAAAACTGGCTGAACAAAGATGACTTAAATGCTGGATATTATTATAGCTATTTTGGATTATTTGCTTGACATTGCTCGTAGCTTATGTTACTATAGCATATGTTAACCTACAGAATGGAAGAGTATAAATTATGAAGACCAATATTGGAGATACAGTCAGCTATCTCAACGAATACGGCGATAAACGTCTCGGCATTATCAGTGAGGTTGCCTCAGATATGGATAGTTACGAGGATATGAAGCTGGAAGACGGAGTTCCGTACTATGCTTCGAAGAAGTTGACGGCCGCTGAAAATAAGCGGCGAAAGGCGAGCGGAAAATCTGTGTTGACCTCTCCTGTTTATGCCCCTGTTAAACCTAAAAATATGGCGAGTGTCTTTCTGGTGGTTGATCGTGGTAAGTGGGGAGAAGCGTTCGTGTACTTGGATGAGGTATCCGTAGTTGGATAATTTTGTAAGAAGATACGAGGGCGTTATGAAGCCCTCTTTGTGTAACCAGCTGATCAGGACTTTCGAAGCTCCTCCAAACGCTAAGATGCATGTGAGGGAGAATCGTCTGACGGCAGTTCATCTGCTGTCGGATCGTGAGAACAATCCTTTCGCCCCTTATACCAGCGAGCTCTTTGAGGTCATAACAAGCTCCGTAGAGCGGTACAGGAACGAGCTGGAGATCAGCCACTGGCCGAAGGAATACGGGCTGGAGCCTCCCAAGATGAAGCGGTACTTTGTAGGCGGAGAAGACCGTTTTGATGACCATGTGGATGTGGACTCCAAGGCTAATGCCATGAGGTTCCTTGTTTGCTTCATCTACCTGTCTGACAACCGTAAAGGCTCTACGGTGATCAACCCTTCTACCCCTGATGTGAGCGATATGTACGTTTCACGGGCCAAGCTTGGTTCCATCGTACTCTTTCCACCCTACTGGCCGTGGGTACACAGAGGCGAGGCTCCTGTCGATACACCTAAGTATATCATAGGGAGCTATTTGCACTATGTCTAGATTGAGCCAATTGGCTGCGGCCCTCGAGCCTCGTAAGGGGGTTAATTTTATGGAGAAGTTTCAAACGAAGGTGCTGCAGCTGGATCAAACCATGCATTATAATATAGACCGAGCAACCAGCGAAGTCGCAATCGGCCAATACGAATACGATTGGTTAGCAGGAGGCAACCTAAACACTGCCCTTGAGAGCGATATACGATCTTCTGGTGATGCCTTTGCAGGGCGTAACAGTTCAGCTTCCTGTCATATGACAAAATGGGATATGCACAAGCATTATGAAACCTTTTCAGCGATAGGAGAACTAGCTATCTCAGCTGCAAAGGAGATGCCCCTAGCAAAACGAAGCCATGCTGACGGCACCGATAACCCTATAGACTATTATGTACAGGAAACTTGGGGCCTGATCTATACCAAAGGACACACGTGCAAGGCTCACACGCACTGGCCCTCTTGCTGGTCGTATACCTACTGTGTAACAGCGTGTGAAGACTGTTCGCCTCTGGTATTTCCTACTTCAGGCGAACCCCACAGCGTAACACCAAGGAGCGGGCAGTTGATACTGTTTCCTTCTTGGGTGAACCACTATGTACCAGTACAAAAATGTGATCATGAGAGAATTATGATCTCTGGCAATCTTGATGTTGTATGGGAGAGATAAATGGCATTAAAGGAACTAGCAGCTTCATTGAATCGTAGACCAGACCTACACAAGCATCCAGCTGTGAGGAATTTTCAAGCGGATTTTCCTATTATAGTCAAGAGACTGTGCTTTGAGGCGGGGTTTGACGATGAGCTCATTGATATTATACGTGGGCGTGGAGACACACAACGTCACAAGACCAACGTAAAGGCGGATATGACCGATTGGTTCATGCAGAAACAGCACAAGCAGTTTCAAATGGTGGGGGATAGAGCGATAGAGATTGCGAGAGAGAACAGCCCCTACGATATGGAAATGGAGCTGTTTGACTGCTGGGGCGTAATCTATAAGAAAGATGATTGGACAAAAGCTCATGACCACTGGCCTCACCCTTGGTCTTTTGTCTACTATATTCGGTGCGGTGAGGATGATTCGCCCCTAGGCTTTCCTGATGGATACCAAGGCGTCCATACCGTTCAACCCGATTCTGGGGATATTGTACTGTTTCCCGGCTGGTTACGTCATAAAGTTGACCCTCAGACCCATGATTCGGAAAGAATCATAGTAGCTGGTAACATTTCTCCAGTGCTTTTACCATTAGCACACCCTTTTCGAAGATTCGAGAAATAACATCCCCTATATAGACTCTACCATGATACAGAACACACCGTATAAAAATGGCCGTGTTCCCAATAAGTTTCGGATTATGATTAAAGAGAACCCCGAAAGAGATGACGTATTACTGGTTCTCCACGAAGGTTTGTCTGAGAATGACGCCGCAGAAATTCTTATGATGTATGAGGCAGATGGTAAGACTGACCTAGTATTGGAAGAATATTACCCCGAAGCCACACGTATGGGAAGGAATCCAGAACTCCATTAATCCTTATAAATAAGTAAAAGGTAAGGATTATAATGGCAGACACTAATTATTTTATGGGCGCTGACGGATTTGCATGGTTCGTTGGTGTAGTCGAGGATCGTAACGACCCTGATCAACAAGGGCGGGTAAGAGTCCGCTGTCTTGGCTATCATAGTGAGAACTTGAACAAGGTTCCTACTACTGATCTGCCGTGGGCCCACGTTATGCATCCTGTTACAGACCCAGCAATGCATGGTATGGGGAATTCCCCCTCATGGCTCGTGGAAGGGACATGGGTGATAGGATTCTTTAGGGATGCTATCGAAAAACAACAGCCCGTTATCATTGGTTCCCTGCCTGGCAACCCAGAAGACTCCGCAAACTTTAAAACAGGGTTCAACGATCCCCGCCATAAAGAATCCACACAGATAAATGACCAAGGTGTAGCAGAATATTCTGTTGGCGGGCTGAATCCAGAAGAATATGCTGAGTACGGCCCCTATCCTCTAGGCGCTCTCAAGGATACGCAAGATGAAGAGAAAGGAAAATTCTCTCGTTTCTCTGGCCATACAGTAGGCGAAACAGACACAAGCCGCTTGGGCAGAGGCACAACTTCAGAAGATCATGGAGCATTAGCACGTAGACGTAGGCTTAGGCGTACAAGTATCCCCACATCAACCCGGCAATTTATACCCACAGTGGAAGACCTGAGTGTTAACGGTACTAATGAAAAAGATGTCATGGTGCCATGGGACGAACCCCATCCAAAGGGGTTGAAGAAAGATGCTGCTCCCTACACTTCTGCTCGGTATCCGTATAATCACGTATGGGAGAGCGAATCGGGTCATCTTATGGAGATTGATGACACGCCAGGCGGCGAAAGGCTCCATAGGGAACATACTTCTGGAACTTTTGAGGAGATACACCCCGACGGCTCCAAGATGGTTAAGGTTGTAGGGAGCGACTATGAGATTATCGCAGGCAGCTCTAACGTCCTGATAACTGGCAATGTTAACCTTACCATAGAGGGAACTAAAAAGGAGCTGATCAAGGGAGACTATATTCTGGAGGTCG